AATTGTGTTGGATTGGACTCCCCAGAAAAACAGTTTGTCGTCAGAGTTATAGGTATAGAGAGCTTCACTTGTACCTTTGACGCTAACTCAGGAACGATTGACATGTCTGATGGCAGCCAGGTAATTGAAGACGAAGTTACGCCAATACCCGAATACAGCATTAAATAAGGAGACAGTGTGAGCGAATGTTATGCAGATCCAAACCCACCGTTTAAACCTGCGATGAGATTGATTTCTGCAATAACGCAGAATTTACCTGCGTCAGTTACGACAACATTCGATCACGGGTATAGCTCTGGGCTTAAAGTACGAATAAATATCCCGCCAGCGTGTGGGATGGAACAGTTGGACGGGTTTGTTGGAGATATCACTGTTACAGGAACTGACACATTTTCCCTCGACATCGATTCTACCTATTTCCAAGCCTTTGCTATCCCAGCAGCCCCGTATCCAGCTTGGGCCGATACATGCGCCCAGGTAATCCCAATTGGAGAAGAGAATAGTATGTTAACGGAGGCAGTACGTAACGTGTTGCCATAAGGAGATAGTATGCCAGATAATACACTTTCAACGCTTGCTCAGATAAGGATACTGGTCAGGCAACTCACACGTAGCCCATCGGCGTCCCAGATAACAGATGCTGATATCGATAACTATGTGAACACATTTGTCTTGTATGATTTCCCAGAACACCTGCGCATGTTCTATCTTCGAAAAACCTTAACATTCTATTCAACCCCTTATGTTGATACCTATACAACAAACACAACAACAGCAACAGATCCACTCTACAATTTTAAAAATTTATACATAACGACACACGGTCCAATCCTTATAGGAGGTGTACCTGCCTATTTTACTCAGTCTCGTGAGCAATTCTTTGGCATCTATCCGATGGTCAATAACATCACTTCGATCGGAACGGGTGATGGCGTAACAACTTACTTCACTGGGGTAGCTACCGCAGCTCCGATTTTGAGCGGGAATATCACGATAAGTTCAATCGATATAAACAATAACGGGCTTGTCGTTACAGATACAGCAACAGACCCTCAGAACGGTGAATTCTACACACCAGATGAAGCCCATACGCCAGCAACTATCAGAGGTATTATCAATTATCCTTCAGGCACATATGCTTTTAGGTTCCCTATTGCCCCTAAACTAGGAGCAGATATCTCTCTTATGACAATCCCTTATGTGCTTGCAAGACCAGCTGGCGTATTGTTTTATGACGGGACATTCACATTACGACCTGTGCCAGATAAGTGTTATCCAATCAATCTCGAGGTCTATAAACGACCAACAGAGTTTTTAGCGGCTGGCCAAATGCCAGAGCTATCCGAGTGGTGGCAGTATATTGGTTATGGGGCTGCCAAGAAGGTTCTTGAGCGGCGTATGGACCCAGATACAGTTCAAATTATTATGCCGGAGTTTAAGAAGCAGGAAGCTTTGATACTCAGAAGATCATTAGTGCAGCAAAGCAATGAGCGAACAGCAACAATTTATACCGAGCAGTCTAGTATTGGTTCTATTGGTAACGGCCTGGGTTGGGGCGGCGGTAACTTTTAGGTAAGAGGAGAGATTATGGCTTATAACGCAAACATCCCACAATCTGCAGACCAGATATCGGTCTCGCAGGCTGATATTTTAGGGAACTTCCAAGCAATTGATACGTTCGTCGCCGTCGATCACATAGGCTTTGGTATAGTAGATGCTGGGAAGCATAAGACCGCGACATTCCCACAAGCTGCAGCCCCTGCTGCCGTTGGCGCTACCGAAGTTGGGATCTATGCCGCTGCTCTTGGTGGTGCGCCCGAGCTTTATATCAATAAAACAGCTACTCAGGTTCCATTCACCAAATCAGTACAGGCGGCAGCTGGCTATACGTATCTTCCATCTGGCATGATCATGCAGTGGGGGACGGTTAATGCCACCCATGGCGGAACATACGCTGGCTTTACGATCGCTTTCCCAACAGCGTGTGTTAATGTCCACGTCACAGGTATTGAAAACGGTGGTGTGAATGATTTTGTCAGTGTTGATACTGTTACCGTCGCTGGATTCTGGGCGTATTCTTCAACAAGAAGTGGCGGTGCATCGACTACTAACTGTTACTACTTCGCAATAGGATATTAGGATGGCTGGGTTTGATCGTTTCATGATAGCCCCGTTCAATATAGGTCTAGAAACCGATCTAAAGCCTTGGATGATTCCTGATGAAGCGTTCGCTGAATTGAATAATGCTTATGTCTTTCGTGGACGCGTAAGGAAACGGTTTGGGTCTACTTTGATGGGTACTGGTTGGCCAACGGAAGACGTGGCGCATCTTTATTCGCGATTCAGGATTGCGCTTGCGGGTGGCGCTGGTATTGGCATCACAGATGGTACCGGAGTTGCCGCGGGGACAGTTCCTGGTGCTATTTTTAAAGTCGGCCAGAGCTTTTCCATCGGTACTGTTATCTTTACAGTCGTAACGGCTGGTGCTGGCGTACAAATGCTAAGAACCGATGGATCAATCGAGGCAGCAACTTTTGATACAACAACAGGAGCTTATTCAATAACAATAGCAGCTCTACCAGCAACTCAGGTTTATTTCTATCCATCTGATCCTGTAATGGGGTTAACCCAATACGAATCTGGAACAGTAAACAATCAGCCAACATTCGGGTTTGATACACAATTTGCTTACAATTTTACGGGAGGCTATTGGGTAAGAAGTGGACCAGCAGCCGTATGGCATGGCACCGATTTAAACTTCTTTTGGGCCACTAACTGGACTGGTATATCTGCTGATAAAACTAATATGTTTGTGACTAACTTTCAGGTCGCTAACAAAAATGGCGCCGTCGTCGCTGCAACTGATGATCCGATATGGGTTTACGATGCAACGACTGGCTGGGCAACGTTTAGCCCAAAGTTTCTTGTAGCTGGCGCTGGAAACATCGTCTCAACAGCTCGAATCATCGTCCCCTTTAAAGATAGGTTGTTGTTGTTAAATACAATCGAGCAGAACGCTGCAGGAACTGTTAATGCTAGTTACCCTAACCGATGCCGGTTCTCTCACAATGGTAGCCCTTTCCCTGCTGCGACCGCTTGGCTTGAGCCTAATCAAGTCGGTGCTGACGGAGCTGGGTGGATTGACGCACCAACAGAAGAAGAGATTGTAAGTGCCGGGTTTATTAAAGATCGGCTTATTGTTTACTTTGAAAGAAGCACGTGGGAGCTTGCCTATACGGGTAACCAGATTCTTCCTTTTGTATGGCAAAAACTTAACACAGAACTTGGATCTGAAGCTGAGTTCTCGACTGTCCCTTTTGATAAAACTGTGTTAACGATTGGAAACACTGGTGTTCATGCTTGCAACGGATCGAACGTAGAACGTATCGATTCTGTAATCCCACAGGAAGTATTCCAGATACGTGATAAAGATGAGGGCGTATCTAGAGTCGCTGGAGTTAGAGACTATTATACTGAGATGGTGTACTGGACTTTCCCATCTGCCAACCAACCAGCAACTCAGACATATCCTAATAAAGTACTTGTCTATAACTATCGCAACAATGCGTGGGCAACTAACGACGACTGCATAACAGCATTTGGATTCTTTGAGCAACAGAGTGACGACACATGGGCAGACGAAGATATACAATGGCAAGAAGCTGATTTCGCATGGGATGCAGGAGCAATCCAATCTCAATTCAGGCAGGTGATCGCAGGGAACCAACAAGGCTATACGTTCGTTATCAATACGGGAGTTGCTAGAAATGCCCCTGTTATGCTTATAACTAATATGGCTTATAACGCTGCTACAGGAGAGACAACGCTTACGGTCCTTGACCATACCCTTGATGCTGGTGAGTTTATCAAGATAGAACATACGGCAAATATACCAGGCATCTACAAGGTAAACTCAATTAAGTCTAAAGATACAATTGGGGTCATATCGGCCGACCCAGGTATTTACGCTGGTGGCGGAACAGTGGCTCGTGTTTCTAACTTAAGCATTAAATCAAAGCAATGGAACCCATATGTCGATAAGGACTTTAGCTTCCATCTTGCCAAGATCGACTTCAACGTCGACAAGACAACGCATGGCGAAGTGACTGTCGATTATGCTCCATCGTATTCCCGCATATCAATGCTTGATGACGCTTATAATTCCGGAGCTCTACTTGGCACGGGTGTGTTAGAGACAAGACCACTGGCTTTAGTGCCATTAGAAACGGTTCAGGACCAGCTTTGGCACGCTGTATTTTTACAGACCGATGGTGACTCAGTTCAGATAATAATCAAGATGAGCGACGACCAGATGGTTGACGATAATATTTCGTCTTCTGGGTTTGAATTAAACGCGATGATACTGTATACACGCAAAACATCGACGAGGTTGTAATGGCTGCACGCGGAGATTTTGGATCGTTTATACCCACAACGCAAGTCTGGGATGTTAGTGAGGTTTATTCAACCGAAGTGACATCCCCTGCGTTTAAGGAACTCTTGGTACGCCTGTACCAGAACATCAACATGCAATCGATTTCAGTTAACGCCAAAGACTCCGGGTACTACAATACAAGCGAATTTGTTAATGGGCAGCTATTCTTCCCGAATCCTGCCCTTGATTCTTCAACAGCTACAACCCCAACATTTCGTCAGGTCTTTAGGAAAGTAATTAACTTTGGCGCTCTCCCTAATACGGCAGCAAAAACAGCAGCTCATGGCATAACCGTGACCGATGCCGTTACCTTTACGAGGATCTACGCGACGGCAACTAATACTACTGCCCATGCTTATATACCTATCCCCTACGCGTCGTCGGTCCTTGCTAACAATATTGAGTTAAGCGTAGACGGAACTAATGTTACAATAACAACAGGATCTGACCGAACGGCGTTTAATGTGACGTATGTGGTGTTGGAATATCTAAAATCATAAGGAGATAGTAATGGCACATAAAGGTATGTCGCTATTTGAAAAGAATCTAGCAACGGGTTCTGGTTTTGGTGCATTGGCTGGTGGAGCTGGCCTACTTGGTGGATTATTCGGTGGCAGTGGTCTATTCGGCAAGCCAGAAAGCGTGCAACAGGTTGATCGCTTCAGCCAGCCGCAACAATCAGTTATGAACAACCTCTTGATGCAAGGCGCACAAAATGCAGATTTCGGGCCAATCGAGCAACGAGAGATCAATAGATTTCAAACACAAACAGTTCCTGGCCTAGCTGAACGATTCACATCAATGGGTAATGGACAAAGGTCGAGCGGATTCCAGCAAGCCTTGGGCATGGCTGGTGCCGGTTTAGGCCAAGATCTAGCAGCGCAACGTTCACAGTTTGGAATGCAGCAACTTGGTATGGGGTTACAGCCTCAGTTCGAGAACGTATTCAGGCCTCGTCAGGCTGGTGGAATAGAACAGGGTCTTGGGTCAATCATGCAGCTCTTGCCGCTGTTGATGTTTTTGTAAGGAGAGACTATGCAAGTTATAGATAGAGACCAAGGTTTAGGAACGTTTTCTGATGGTTTCAATAAGGGAATGCAGCAACTTGTTAAACTGAAACTTGATAAACTACAGCAACGCCATGATATGGGTGATGTTGTAAAGGCGTTTACTGCAATGGGTATCCCACAAGAGAAAGCCCAGGCATTTGCTTCATTGCCACAGCATCTTCAGACAGAATTTGTTAAGAGTGGAATGTTGTCTGCTTTGCAATCTCCAAAACAAGATATCCAAACAGGCGGCCCTCAGTCAGCGCTAGAACAAAGTGTTATGCAACCTATACAACAACAAGTACAACCTCAGCAATTACCTTTACAGCCTCAACCACAACAGCAACCAGAACAAGGGCTTCCAGATTTTAGCCAATATGGGACGCTTCAACGGGCTATGGCTGGTGGTATGACTCCTGAGAAACAACAAGAATTAGCTTTATTGAATCAAGCTGTTCAGCAACAGGCCCAAGCCCCAAAAAAAGCGGGAGGTATAAACTTTAAGCCTGTCGAGCAAGCCCCAAGAGAAGTTAATCCACTTGCTCCTCGTCCAATAAAACAAATTCCAGAAGCGCCAGCTGGAACGCTTTTAACGGCAGCACAGAGGGCGATACAACACAAAGAAGCGCAGGCAGCGCTTAAAGAAGAGCGGGCAGAACAACATAGGATCAATAAAGAAGTTGCTCCTGCGTATAAAGAAATTAACAACGAATATAAGGGCGTTATCACCGACGATCGACGATTAAATCGCATGGAAGAACTTGTTAATAGAGGCGATCTAACAAGGCCTCGTTGGCACTCTCTGATAAATGCTCTTGATCATGGTATTTTTGGGTTCGGTGTTAATCTCCATTCTCTCGAGACAGCAGACTCGCAAGAGTTTAACAAGCTCAGCAACGAGTTCCTCAAGAACGCGAAAAATATATTCGGAGCCCGTATAACAGACAATGACGTAAAAATGTTCATGAAGATGGTTCCAGATTTGTCGCAAAGCAGAGAAGGGAAACTGGCGATTATCCACAACATGAAGCTCTATAATGAGGGCATAAAAATTAAGAAAAAAGCTTCTGACCAAGTTGTTAGAGAAAATGGTGGGAAGTTGCCTTTTGATTATGAAGCTAGGGTTGAAGAAATCGCAGCGCCAGCACTCGATGCACTTGCTTCTAGATTTACCAAAGAAGAGCGTATTAAAGCTGAAGCTCCAAAGCAAGAATCTGGCTTTTTGGGATTGCCAGCACCTGAACTTATTAATCCGCTCGATCTGTTATTCGGTAGATAACAAAGAAGTACGCCACACAGACAAATAAAAACTGTGTGGCGTAAAAAAGGAGAGTAGTAATGAATTTCATTCAGTTTCTTTTTCTCGCTTAATCTGTTCTAACATCGCTATTAGAACCCACTTTCTTAGCGTTATATTCCTAAAAATTGCTCGTATCTTTATATCTTGATGTAACTCAAGCGGGATTTCAACTACCAATCTCTTATCGTTCATAATTCTCCTTATCTCCGTCGCCTAAGTATACCAGATGTACATTTGGAAACCAATATATCCAAACATCTTGCGCAGCGATGTGGACATTCGTTTACTGGTGCTAGTAGTAATGGTAACTATTATTTTAACCAGGAGAAAGTATGTCTACAGATAATTACGGAACATTTAATATCGGTGAGAGTGCTGAAGCCTATCTCGAAAAACTCGGCCCCTCACCTATTGTAAGCAGAAGAAACCCAACGGTACGTGATAAAGCTCCTATCGGTCAGCTTTGGATCAATAGAACTGCAAATACTGCATACTTTTTGACTCAAATAACTGCAAATCAAGCTATTTGGTCGCAGGCTGCATCAGTTGCAGGCAATTTGACTGCTGGCGGAACTATAACTGCTGGGACTGGTCTTGTTGTCACGGCTGGAGGCGCAACGATAACTGCTGGAGGGATAACCGTAACAGCTGGTAACGTTGCTATCGTCGCCGGTACATTGACCGTTTCAAGCACAATCACTAACACGCTTGGAAACATTACAGCAACAGCTGGCAACATCGTCTCTACACTCGGCGATTTCCATGCTGTTAAC